TTCATCGACCTCCGGAACTTCCATACTTAAGTCCTCTAGTGGCACTTTACCAGCCTTCACATATATCTTATCCATAAGCGGATCCGGGTGCTGGTCATACCCTGTCATTCCCCTTTTTTCGTTAGGGGTTACCCAATCCATGGTGTCGGCAGACTTAACCAACTTTTCCATGTCCTCGTTCATTTCCGAAAACACGGTATAGTCATATTCCACTAGTATATCATCACCAAACTTCGGGGCCAGCCATCTATTAATTAACGCCTTCCTTCGCTCTACTGTTGGCACAACGGCATCGGTTATAAACATCTTCCGGGATTCTACCATGTTGTTCTCGGTACTGTTAACCTTAGTGAACATCCCGATAGGCACATGATAGACGTTGCAGATTTCCCCTAGTATTTCTTCCTTGCCTTCAATGATCTTCAGGTCAACCGGGGATAACCCAAGCTGGAACCATCTGAGTTTTGCTGAGGTTACTTTAATCGTATTAGCGGCCGTGGATCCTGTGTGAAAGTTGGTGAAGTTGTCCTGCAAATCCCTTGCCTGCGCTTCGCTAATATTCCCGTCATCACTTGTCAATACCCCCGCAATTCCCATATTCTTAAATGATGAAGATTGCGCTATGTCTGCATTTTTATACTTTCCTAACAATGTCCTACACGCCATTAAAGGGCTTAGGCCATATAGAAGATTCTCAGGGCGGGGAACGCTTGAAAGCGGATTAAACAGCTTTAAATGCCCTATTTCCTCAGGGGGGATCGGGGCATTAGTGGTGTAGTTGATTCTATACGCTTTAACGGGGTTAAACGGGTCTTTGGTGGTTTCAATCGTTACCGTGGGGGCGATCAGACAATGAAGTTCTTTAGGTTTGTTGGCGTTCAATCCTGATCCTGGTGATATGCCCCATATATAACTATTCCCCGTCAGTAGAAGATACCCGTCTATGTTCTGGTTGAAGTCCTCGGCGCTTTGGTACTTGTTTGGATTCGACAGGAGTAAGTCTATTTCGTGGTTCTCGATCTTATCCATTGCCTCAGCCTTCAGCCTAACTGCTTTAGCCAGGTCTTTGGTGCTGCCGATGTTTTTCATCATGGCATGGTACTTAGCCGCTTTGGTCCGGTTCTTGACCTTAAACACTTCAAACGGAACGATAGACGACTTTTCAGTAATCAGTGAAATGATGGAATAAACGTTTGGAAGTGATTTATAACCGTTGTCTATGTAGGTGATGGATTTGTCGTCTGGGATGATAATTTGGCCGGGTAAAAAGGCCCAGGATAGGGCGGAAATGTTCTTTTTGCGCAAGAAGTCGAAGAAGGCCATATCTGGGGAAATTAATTCAAAAGTAACAAAATATTCATATAATAAAGATATTTTTCTTTAAACCAATGGTTTCCATCTCATGATACCTAACCGCATCAATGCCGTGGTTAAAGCTGTCGATAGGTTTGTTTAGTTGTTTGCCCGCTTTGTCTTCGTCCCATCGGTACATCCTTAACTCCTTAATCAGATTGCGGCTTCTTTCGGTTATAAGGTACTTTTGATCCTGCATAACCTGAATGCCAAAATTAATAGAATCCTTACCTTTTGTTGCCCCTTTAATATAAACCCCTTTTCTTTTTATTTCTTCGATGCTCTTTGGTTCTGCTGAATCCGCATACACCGTTCCTTTGTCTTTCAGTATCTCCGCTATGTCGGCATTTACTAACTTATACGCATAACAGACTTCATCTAATACCCGGTAATCGTTCCATTGATAAACATCTATAATAGCGGTGGGATCGTTTGTATATCCAAAGTCTAATCCTGTTCCAATGTACCTAGCGTCTTCTGGGATTTCTCCCGTTTGGCTCCAATTAGAAAAGACAACCCCTTCCAGGCTGCCCACCATCCCCATGCCGTATACCTTCCACCAATTCCCCCAATAGGAGCTTTTAACGTTTTCGTCTATAAAAAGAAATTCATCTTCTATGTCTGGATTGTAAAACGCCTTAGCTTTTTTTATCATTAAGTCCTCCAATGTTTCAGGCGGCAGGGCTTCATTGTCTTTAAAGGTGAGGGATAAAAATTCGCTGTTTGGTTCTTGCAGGACTTCGGTGTGCGCCCAAAACTGTTCATCCGGGTTATAATCCAGGTAAATGTCTTTAGACCGGATCATTAAAGCGTCGGCTATCTTGTAATGGATATGATTAGCCTCGTTTAGAAAAAGTATATCACGCTTTCCGCTTGCCTTTGCTTTACCTACGGTGTCAAATGCCTTGAACTGCATCCTGGACCCGTTTACAAAGGTGTATTCCATTGGGTTGCCTATCCACCCGGTTTGCCTCCATCTGCCGGTATTCTGCATAACCTCCTTAAATATATCCACCACCCCATCCTTAACGGCGGGGATTGTTTCAGCTACAATGGTAGCCTTTAGTTTTGTTCTAGCAAGCTTATCTATAATATCAGGGATGATCCCGTATGTTTTCCCGGCTGAAGTGCTACCCTGGATTACTTTCTTTCGCTTGGTGAGCGAACGGATCTTATCTATTGCGGTGGTATATACAAAGCTACTTTCCAAATAAGGGTTGTTCGGCTACTACATTTACATTGCTGTTATCGGCAAGCCCTAATTTCCTTGCAATAATATTCGGATTTAGGAATCCTGATGCCGCCCCTTCGAATTGGTGATTCTCTATAACTGATCGTATGCGCGCTGTGATGGGTAAAAATTCTTCTCGGTTTTCGTAGTTTCTAAAGGTCTTTTCCATGATTTCAGCAAAGTTACAAAAGCCTTGTATTGAGAATGGCCGCATCTTAGGAACGTCTACCCTTTCAAAGGTGTCTTTGTATTTTACGATTTGCTGTTCTTGCAGGGGGTTGTCTAATACCCATTGGGAATATTGGTTAAAGACCTCCATAAGTTCGTCAGGGCTGTATGTAGTATCCCTTCCGTCTTTAGACCTTAGTAGGTAATATTCATTTCCAATCGGGGCTGCCATGCTGCTAATTTACACTTTTAATCTTTTACCCTAGTATAGGAACTTTTGCTGTATAGTTCTTTGGATGTATCGTGCCATCTGTAAACCCAAATCTTATGGGTTTCGGGGTGTTTTGTTATTTTAAAATAAAGACTGAATTGTATGTTGTTTTCAAAGGGGATTACTTTAGCTTCGGTTGCGCTTACCGGCTCTATGGTTGAGGGGTATCCTCCTGCTGAAAAAAGGTTCGGTTCGGTTATGTATATTTCCCGGTATGAGTTATCGGGTTCTAGTTGCCATTTTCCAATAAGGTACGGCAAAAAGTCCTTTGAAACAACTTCGGTTTGCTCAGTCTGTTGTATGGGTATTTCTTCCTTGCTACAGGATAGGATTAAGAATGCAAATATTAATAAAGCGCGTTTCATGATATAAATTTACAAAATTATCCGTTATCTTTGACCCGCCGGGCAACTCTACCCGGAATAAATATTATAGCTATGTGGAGTATTTTCTTGAGGCGTTTTACGTCTTAAAGGCCATCCGTTATGGGTGGTCTTTTTTGTTCTTTTGTTCAAAGTAAAATTCAACCTCTTTTCCGGTTTCCTTAATAAGTCCAAATCTCTTTGCAAATTTATATGCGGAATTGTCATTTAAAGTGTTTACCGTGTGCTGCAATTGATCTCTGAACTGTTCTACATTACAAGAGTGCTTTCGGATATTACACGATGGGCAGGACGCTATTTTGTTTTCAAGGACGTCATTCTGCGGCTGGTACATTTCCCCATTCTGGATGAATTTTCTTTTAGTTTTACACCATTCAATTTCTCTCACAACAGCATACATGTGGTCTACGTGCCATCTTTCAGGAAGGGGATTTCCGCAATAACCACACCTGCCATCCATTTTTTCATACAGATATTCCCGCTCTTCCTTTTTGGTCATCTGTTCTTTTGGTTTAAGTGGTTTTGAAGATTATGAAGTTCGGGCCATGAATCAATCATCATTTCCAGTAATTCCTCCCTACTAATTGTAAATTCTACTAAGCCCATTTCTCTATTGTTTTAATTGTTAAAATCTATACTAGGTTGTCTTTTTCAATATTTTTTATTTGTTCTTGTAACCATTCTCTTCTTGGTTCAATTAATCCTTTTTTCCAAGTGTCAATCTTTAGAGTCAAAGGTGTTTATGTAGCTTTCCAATTCATTCAACAGGTCGGTAACATCGTCCGCGAGCGCCTGAGCATCGTGTTCGGTTTCAATGTCAAAAGTTGTGGTAAAATTTTCTCCCTGAACGACTATTTCTAAATATGGCCATACACTAGGGCTTCCTTTTTGTTTTACTTTAATTTTCATGGCTTAGGATTTATGACATCATTATAGTTATCGCCTATTTCCGGTTCCTTTAAAAACTCTACCCTTCGGGGTTCGCTCCATATCTCACCAAATTCATTACGATTCCAAACACGCTTACAATGCTCACATTCATATTTTTCATATGTTATCTTAATTACCGGTTTTTGATCTATTGGACACTTTTCCATTTCTCTATTGTTTTAATTGTTAACTAATCTCACAATCTCATGGAGTTCGTTTTCCAAAAGATTTAATCCGTGTTCTTCGCTTAGGTAGTTGAACAGAGGTTGTAGGTCGGGGGTATTTCCGTCAAGAATCCTGCGCGCAATTTCTTCCGAAACTTGACATTCCAATTGCGAAATATAAGTTTTGTTTTCTTCCTCCTTCTCTAGGAGT